AACCCCCCCAATACGGAACCCCGTTGTTGTTGGTACTGCACCCGTCGTCGCATGTGAACGCGCTGTAATCGTAGTACGTACCGCAGTCCGCTGTGAGCTTGCGAGCGTTGTCGTTTAAATCAAAGGAAGCATTGGAAAAATTACTATTTACACCATGCAGCAGAGCGTGCGCTTTTGCAAGAATCGTCGCAATATGGAGTAAAACGATGTACCTAAAGAACATGTTGGTATTTGATTATTTGATACAGTATTGTAGCCAAGAACATTATTATATACTATCTAAAATTAATACGGCGGGCCGTCTAACCCACAAGGCGCAAAACTATCAGCTTCAACCCCCTGTGTGTCCGTGCCTAATTCAGATTTGCATGCTCGTCGGCGCACTGCTCGGGTTGGCCACACAACTTATAAAGACTGTAAAGCATAATATATAAAACATATTTTATTGATTATTCATTTAGTAGTTCATTTATATATCGGCTGGTTGTGTCAACATTGGCTTTATAACACTCTGCTCCTCTTTAAATTTCAACAGCCTCCAGTTCGGGTGAGATCCAATGCGTTTCACATTTTGAATCCACGATTCGTTCCGCATGTAAGCAAGTGTTGTAATAACTGCAGCAAGCATGCTCCCACAAACAGACGCGATTAGAAATGAAAAGTTTGAAATGATGCCGAGCACATTAAGGAACATCCGTAGGTTACTCCACACATCGTACGTCATCAAGATGATGTACATCGAAAACGGACGTTCTTTCTTATTGAATACGCGGGTCAGTTGATCATCGCCAATGTCATAGATCATCGCTGTAAAAATTGGTCGGATAAGCACCCCGTTAAATACAGAAAGGAACGCATTGAAGAAAAAAATACTACAAAGCATGCCAGTTTGCCATGATTCCAGAACCCTGTTCAGAATAATCACGTCCGTAAATGTGAAGTAAGGGTCATCTTGCATATCCCATTCGAGCAGAATTGCAATTGTTGTAATGAATAGAAGCAATGTGAAACATCCGGTACCCCAGACTGCTATCTCGTAAGTTGTTTCCATTTGGTATATATTTATTTATGCGCTCCTACACTTATATGTTTCTTTTACGATGAGTCAGTTAGGAAGACCGACGAGAAATAACCGAACTTTCAAGGCGGATTTTGTCGATTCTTTGGGGAGAGAGTACAGCTTCCTGGATGAATCGGAACTCAAACTTTATGAGGACACTACGAAATTATTGCCGATGAATTTTCGTTTACCCATGAAAATTCCTATTGAGAACAGGGCTATTGCACCTGATATCAATCACTTCATCATATTTGCGGACCCTAGCACAAAAGAAATGAGGGCGAAGGGCAGAGTTGCAGAAGTGTGGATCACTGCCAGGAGTAATTGTGGGTTGATTTTCTTAACAGATTTTTCACGTTTTGCAAATAGCAGTGTGGAGCATGGTGATAATAAGAAGTAGGAAACTAACTAAAACCTGAATAGAAACAGATATGTAGTAGTATGTGGTATAGACAGACGTGGCTTTATCCGTCATGATTGCGTAAATAGTGCCTAACATTTCTATTAGCACGTATAGGAGATGTGTTCCAATCACAAAGCTTGAAAATATATCTTTTTGAGTGTTGTAAAAAAATACAAACATCCATGCTGCCAGAAGAGAGATTCGCAATCCGATGAAGACTGTAGCCCGCCGCCGCCACAAAGCTACTTGACCACGGTTATCCGAAGCCTCTTCCATGTAGTCAAATAGGATGAAATTTATACAGACTGATGCAATGTACAGTGTCATGAGCACCACGTGGAACCACACCGAGAACATAATGTTCAGTTCAGTCACGCATGGTTCCTTGTGTATCTTAGAATATGCCAATGCTATCCCCCAAATCACCGAAAACACCAGGCTGAGTAAGATTAGTATCGCAGTCTGTGTTGGATTTTTCATACCAAAGTATATAAACTATTCTTCCACAGTAATATATTGCAACAAATATATAACTTCAGTTGTCAACCCAGCAGTGTTATTTATTAGTTGCCACTGATTTTCATGTGCTATCTTTAGAAATTGACAAAACCCTATGTGTGCATGATGCTTTTTTACTCGCGTCAGAAGCTCAAGTGCCCACATGTATTTCTCACTGTTTTCGTTTCTTTCGTCTTGGTCGTATGACAGGTATACAACCCCGTGCTTCCTAGGATCTACGGACACCATCATGTAAGAAGTAGTCATCTCAATTGCCTAACTTGTTTGCCGCACAGGGAAAAGAAGATGGTACAGGCAAATCAGGTACTTGGCAATATTTATGTGCCTTTCACCATCCCCGCATTCAACTGTCAAATTCACCAATTCACCGATACTTTTCACTCTACTTATAACATTCTCGTCTAAATCGCTCAAATGTGACACACTAGCTGCCGTTCGCAAGATCTCCAAATATTCAATTAATTGTAATCTAATCGTTTCAGGATTCTGTGGGCGCTTTCTATTTGTAATTTTTTGGGCAGATGAGAGAGTTCTGGGGGCAATAACAATTCTCGACGCAGGTATTGTGGAAGACAACCCGATGTTTAAATTGTAGAAGCGAAGGGTAGTGTTTAACAAACCAACTGACTGTTTTGCAATTTTGTTCGCGCACTGTTCTTTAAGTGGTTGCTTCCCCAGGTAAGAAGGAGATATGATAGGGATAACGTTGACACCGTTAGGCAAGACCTGTTCGTTCATTCTAACATGTAAGTGTCTGTTCTCTAAATTCCATAGCTGTGAACACATAGCTACTGTCAATTTCTTTAGCTCTCCGCCACATGAATTTTGGTAGTAGCATTCAATTCCATCTCTCTCCTTTACCCAGAATAGGTTACACTCGTTTATCAAAAAATTGCTTGATATTGTTTCTCCATACCGTAGAACTTCACCAACCTGTGTCGCGTCGACTGCTCTGGGTCGCTTCGTTGTCATCGAAGCTATAAGTTCTTTACTTTAAGCAGATCAATATATACATAATGTCCGTGACGTTTGAAGAGGTTACTAATTTCACACAACACGTAAGCGATACTTTGTTTGGGTCTAGCAAATGTAATAAGCTTCAGCGAATTCAATTTACCTGCAAACGTAAACAGATCATCGAAAAACTTAAGATTTTTTTGGCTCAGAATAAATATCACTTGGGCCCAGTGTTATCCCTGATCCTTGACAGAGAAGGACTTTTTGTTTACAAATGCAAAAGGTCAGACGCTCCGGTGAAATGTGCAGTCAGTGACGATATCTGTCATACATACGATGAAATTCACTTCATATCACAAACGAACAGTTCTCTCATCAGAACTAGGACGGATATCACGGATGTTATCTGTAAGATCCACACGTTTGTACATTGGCAGTCATTTGTCGTTTGTATGCTGTACACCTCGGAACATATTGATCACATAAAAGTATATGAACAATTCTGCGTTGTCCTGAATTTCATAAACGCTATATGTACACGCAAGTAAATTATATAAAGAGTGTCACATTTAAACGTAACAAAAAATGGATCGCTCAATCCCCCTGAAAGGACTACAGATAAAAGCATTGTGCTCTCTATGGAGAGAGGAACCGGTTTTGCGCGGTTGTCTAAATCGCATCATGCAGGCGGTTTTCGCAGGCGGTGTGACTATTGATGGCGGTGAACCAACGCCGGATTTTCAACACTATCTATCTGAATACTGGATACCTTTTGGCTGTGACCTCATTACCAATTTCGTCCTGTTCGGATATTGTCCGTTCATCATCAACAAGAAACTGATTTCATCACGGCCCAAACGTTTCATTAAATATCCTGTCGCCCTTCCGATGGGGACATACGAAATCCGTGTGGATTGTACGAAGGACTATGAGCGTGTCTTCAAAGTTTTTCAACGGAATTACAGGAATCAACCTATCGATCTCCGTAACCCAGACACCAGGGTAAAAATGATATTTTTCAACTATGGAACCATGCCTTCAATTAGCGGGGAAATTCAAACAGATTTGTGCTCGTTGTTGAATACTATACACAACACAGACGAGCATGAACAGTATGCTCTCCGTGCAGAAGCGATTATTTCGAACCCCACTCTGTTTATTCAGAGCAAGGCCGAAAACCGTACCTTCGAAGAAGTTAGTCATCTTCGGGCATTTGACAACACTGATGTTGAATGGGCCCGCGACGCCAAGCGGAAGCGAGGTACAATTGAAAACTACGAAAGCATGATGCATTCTGCTGACACAGCAACATCCGCAAATCACGAAATCCCTATCATATCAAGTCGCACGGGGCGCATGTTCCCTGTCCATCGAAAGTTGTGGCAGAACAACATCTTCGCAATTCCAGAGGGCACTGAGTTTTCATCGAATGTCCCCCAGCCATCGATGCGTGGCGATATTGAAGCATTGATTCGACATAAGGAAGACCTGATGTGTGGGGTTGTCGGTGTACCACGTGGACTTCTGATGGGTGATGTTTCGGGCCAAGCACAGGCAGCGCAGTCAGAATCTCAAAACGAGACTTTCAGGAGGACGGTGGACACGCACAAGGACGCTGTTCTCCGCGCGTTCAAGCTAGTATACACTGAGATTTTTGGACAACAGGAACAGATAACGTTGCCCGGTGTGACAGTGACTGCACTTGAAGACATCTACAGCGCCTACGACCGCGGTGTTATCGGTGCCGACACGATGGGTGGATTCGTGATGCGAAGTATGAATACTTCGAGTGATAATATCGATAACGCACGGTTACAAAAGTTTGACAAGCACCACGTCAGTACTATTATGGAGAACAAGGTCCCGCAGGATTTATCTAAGGGGGCAGTGGACAAAACAGACGACCCGAAGAAGAAAAAGCCTAAAAAGAAGTAATTTATTTAATAAACACTGTGGTCATATCAAGTGAGTTGTCTGTTTGAATACTCGACTGTAAATAATCTCTCACATTGGCCAACAAATTGCCTTCCATATTGTCACCTCCGCCTCCGCGCGAGACCCCCATCAGCGGATCGTCGCTGTCACACACCAGTGTGAAGTCCTTAGTACTAACAAGGATGTCGCTCAGATCCTTATTTTGTGTGAACTTGGCCAGCATACCACAGTACATGATCCGTGGCATCACAACCATCCACTGACAGATATCCTTCGGTGAAAGGAATTTCATGTACCCATTTGTCTTGCTGATCATGGTGCTCGGCTTTTTGCATGTCATGATCTCCGTGAACGGCGCGGCCCCCATGCCGAAAAAACTGAGCTTCTGTGCGCACATGTATTGGTCAATACAGCTGTAGGTAACACCGCCGTAGCGAAAGGTCCACTTTTGCCCCATGAAAATTTGTCGTTGGCTCCGCGGGAGGGCCATGTTATACGGGAACGAGCTGGAAAACTCCGCGTAAGTTCCGAAGCGCGTGCTCGGTAAGAAGCAGCTGTGCTTCAGTGCGGTCCCATTCGGCCTGTACCCAATCGTTCTTCTGAGATTGTAATTCGTTTTTAATCTCTCAGTCTTGGCCCGCGCCTCCACGTCCTTCGACGTAGATCTTGTCTTCATCATTGTTTTTTCCTCGTTAAAATCCGTGACCACTCATGACAGAACCGAGCGACGAGATCGACGAATCATCGTCGTCCGAATCATCCTTCGACTCCCTTGGATTCAATTCCCGCTTCTCCTCGTCGTCGCCGCTCAACTCCCCACCAGTGCGAAAAAATAGTGGCTGTGGTCCGTGACCCCTGGGGGGTTCCACTGGGCCCGTCAGTTTCAGCAATTCCATTGCATATTCATCAGCTGAAATATGGCCGTCTGTGAGCGCTTGGTCTAATTCTTTAATATCGGCGGGGTCCACACCCGGCGGAAGACCAGGAGGCTGCGGTGGGAATATTTCATCGCGTCGCTCGATTAACTCATTGACGACCAGTTCCGCTTGCCTTTTCTGTGCTTTTTCTTGCGCCTCTAGTTCCTCCTTCTTTCTTTGGGTTTCTTGGGCAGCGTTCATTGCTTTTAATTGTTCTTGATATTTTGTCCAAATTCTACGCAACGGTTCGCCCTCAGGATTATTCGGCTTCAGCTTGATTTTCAAAATTTCATCTTCAGCCTTTTTATGATCTGCATTATCAAAATGTGTCGTCGAGTCAGACTCACTCTGAGAAATCATTTGAAACAGAGGGGCGTCCTGCAAATCATGAAGAGGAGTCAAAATTGGAACCACTCCTGCGCGCGTGATACAATAATTCTGTTTCCAAACATTAATGAACGATGTGAATTCACTTCTGCATTCTGCGAACGCGGACTTCGTCAGGTCTGCCAATGTTCTCCGGAGAGCTGTCATCTGTTCCGCACCGGCAAGGCTTCTGGCAGCTACACCCTCGACAGAACTGCGTAGGGTCTTGCCCACAAAGTCTTCGAGTTCGGAAAGGGACACGTTCTGTGGATTGATTGATGTTGCGAATTCTAGCTGAACATGGTCGGATGAAACACAGTCTTCGCCGGGGAAACACACATGGTCATAGTTTTTCCTGTCTGTGCTTACCACATCGTACAGAAGTTCATACGATGCATCAACTCCAAACCCGAATTCCTTCGCCCAATCATTTATTGTTTTGGATTCGTTTATTCCTTGAGCGGTTCGCAGCTCGACCGCGTCTTTAATCTTGGATATTATAACAGCGTAATCGCGTTTGATACCAATGTAGTTCCGAAAAGCTGCAGACTGAGTTCGAGACGCAAATTCGACAGCTTTACATTCAGCGTGGCAAGTAGTATCAACGTACTCTAGAAGTGTTAGGATTTCGTCATAGTATTGTTTGAACACGGCGTAGTCACACCAGGGTGATTCAGAAATCGCACCCAAGCTACAGTCGAGTTTGGGGAACTTGTCCACCACACCCCACTGTTCGAACTCCTTTTGAGTCAATTGGTCTGGGAAAATATTGCCCAACCGTACTTTGTCCATGTAAGTAATATTGTCGGATGTTTTGATCAGCCCAACTATTGTGCCCAACTCTCCTAAGCGAAACCATTGTTCAAATTGTTTAGTTTTAGTTTTAGTATCCATAACTAACTTGGTTGTCTTCTCCACACTGAAACCTGGCAACCTCCGCGTGTTTTGTTGAGACATGTACTCAATAGCATCGCATTTAAAGAACAGCGCCTCCATGAAATTAAACATTTCGCTAAACACAAAACATGCAGGGGTGTACTTTTTGAGCACAATATTGGTTTCTAGTTGTGGGTAAAATGGACTTCCATAATCCCACAGAGGGACCTGACAGGCCCTAATTTGAAGGTTATCTTCCAATCGTTTCCGACGTTCTCGCTGAAACATAGCCCAGTATTTCTGGACACCCTGCTTACGATTGTAAGTTGGATCACTCATAATGGAATATTATTTAAACATTAATGGTGAGCTCTCTACATTATATATCATCTTTCATGGTTTGTGTCACATCAAAAAGCCAGATCGAGAGGTGCTCTTCTGGTTCAAAGTTGGTCGAATGGCTAACGATAAGTATGTGGCAGCGCCATCAACTCTCAATGATATTTCAATTACAATTGTATTCTCCGAACACGTTAGCCCGCATGTTCTTGATCAACAAGCCAGACTTTACAATAACAGCGACGCATATTACTTGGTATAAGTTACACATTCCATATTCTGCACTTCTTCCCCATTCGATTTGCATCATTCAACATTTGCACAAATTACATCGGGAGCGTAGAAACATCTTTCATGAAACGATTACCAACGTGTACACTATAAAATACGAGAAATGTATCTACAACACGCTGATAGAGCAAATGTTTGATTCAAATGTAGCCATCCTGTGCTTAGCATCGTTCTTCCCAACTGCAGTTCCAACAATATTCGAAGAATTGTTACAGATTAAACAGGAGTTCCATGATGATATAAGTATAATTCAAAAGGTAAACAAGCTGCTCGTGGTGTAAATTCAATTATGGGCGACTGGAAGCGTCCGCTAGGGATTGATGATTTTGCACAAAGCCGTTCGCTTACTTGTAAAAAAATAAGAACTGATAAATCTGTCAAACGACTTGATGATATTATCGAACGGAAGCAGTCCAAAACCACAAACGACAGTAACAATATCGATGACCACGCAACGCATCGTAGTAAAATAATCGACTGGGAAGCCGTCATCGACGTGATGACGGGGTTCTACAAACGACAGGAGTCGAAGCTAGCAAATAAAAATAAACCTGTACCGCTGTGGCAATCCTATACGAAGGATCACATGGCAGCGCAGAATTCTACTGGAGATTCGCGCCTTGAGGCACTGCGTGGCGCCCTTGCCCATCTCGACATTAAGTTTTGCAGGAGCAAGCATCAACGCCTTTTCCACGATGCTTTTATCGCATCGTGTATTCGGAACATCTATAGAGATGAATACTCCTCGTGTTATCTGCGAATCCTAGAAGAAAATCATTGGTCTGAATGTCGACAGGAGGTGTTTATCTGCTGCCCCCGGCGCTTTGGGAAGACGTTTGCAGTTGCAATGTATTGTGCGGCATACGCAATGACGCAGGATGAACAGAGGATATGTATCTTCAGTCCCAGCCGAAGGCAATCTAAAATGCTGCTCGACCAGATCAAGAAATTCGTCTGCGAATATGAAAACGCTAAGGATCTCATCATTAAGTTTAACCAGGAGGAACTATGGCTACAGGGGCCAGGTGGGCCTAACGACATTCGGGTCATCTGCTCATATCCCAGCAAGGCTCGTGTTTTAATATTTAATTCCCATACTTCGCACTCAAACACATCTCATACATTCTTGTAAGATCTCTATCGTCCTTCATAAGCTCTACCCGAACCCCATCCATAAATCTCTTAATCTGTTCATCCTGGGCACAATCGTCGTAAGTGTGCATAAGTTCATGTGTCGGTTTGATAAAGTTGGTGAAGATGTACATGCAAAGCTCTGAGGTGTGCCAATCATCTCCCCCCACCTTTGTCATCGAGATCGACATGGCGAGATCTGTGAATTGTGGCGAAGGTGAGTAGTCTACGGTATTGTTCTTGTTGTTCACGGCATACTGGTAAAAACCCCAGCGGTCTCCTTGGACAATGAAGTCGCCGATCTCATCGTCTTCTTCATCATGGGCTTGGACAACCGCGCGGGTGTCGTCTTTGTATTCTGCCTTGCCGATGTTATCCTCAACATACGAGATGATGTCGTTGTCGGGGACATGCGGTGGCACCCATGCCAAGCGGCATTCATAGGGGAGAACCGATGACGCAGGAATATCAATCGTTTCTCCGACTACAGAGTACAGTTCGTCGTACTCTTCATAGTGAGTTCGGCGCTGGTTTTCGGGTACGTTGCGAAACGGTTGCACCTCGATCATTTTCTTGTTGTCACTTTTCGTAACCCAAATGCTGTGAATTTTGCCCCACCAGATCTGCCCGTGTTTCCGAAATTGTATATAATGTAAACAAGCGAAGACGATATTGTCGAGCTTGAAGCCGTGGTAATAGAGGGCTTCGTCAGTTGCTGACACTGGTTCTTCTGGAAGGAGGGTGATACGTGGAGGCATGTCGATCAGTCTGGAAAAATCAAATAAAGTTTTCTTTGATCTGGAGACAAATGGATTTGGTGGCAGCGGTTCTATTTATAACTGTTTTCATAGGGTCATTCAGATCAGTGCACGGATTCATGATCACTCGTTCTGCATGTATGTTGACCCGGAGGTTCACATCCCGAAACCATCAACGGATATACACCGTATAACGAACGAAGACGTCGCTGGAAAAGGAACATTCTACCATGCATTTGCTGCATTTCTTCAGTTTATTTACAAAAATACTGTGCCTACTGAACCTACTATTCTCATTGCTCACAACGCTTTTGGATTTGATATCCCTATGCTTCAGAAGGAGTCCGCGCGAGTGGGAGTGTCGATCCCACCCGAATTTTTGGTCTACGATACTCTCCCCGTGTATCGCAGGGAGTTTCCACTTAAGAATTCCAAAAAGTTGGGGGAACTCTACAAAGAACGTTTCGGGAAAGAAATGGAAAATGCACATGACGCATTGGCTGATTCCATTGGTCTTCAGGAACTTTTTATCAAGGAGCTCCAGCCAAAGTTCGATACCGCTGATATATGTACACTTGGCAGCTACAACAGAGTCGGCAATGAGGAACCTGTTCAAAATATTTGTGGCATTGGCCCGGCAACTGCTTGGAAGATTGGAAGATATGCAAAGACACCTTCCGCGCTTGTACATAATCTCCGTAAACTCATGACCGGGAAATCTGACGAAGACATCGAGCGGTTTATTCGCGAGAATCTGAACCAACACCAAGAGTCATTCGTTTTCTCAATTTGGTTTGCAATCACGCATGGTCATGGGCGCCCAGCTTCATTCTATTTCGAAATGGGGGGCTCGCAGACTCGTTTCCCTCTGTGTGACGACGCGTTTCGGAACTATTGGGGCCCCAAAGCTGCTTCCATATTCGAATCTGCCAACATTCGTTCTGCCGAGATGCTTCGTCGCCACTACTACTACGTGCTCCGCGAAGACGACGGTGGACTTCGGCAGCTGGCAGACACTGTTGGGTGTGATTTTCATTTGATAAAAATGATAGTAACGATTTAATAAAAAACTATACAGTTACACTAAGTCCGCTTGATATCACATCGTATATTTTGTGCTGTACCGTTGCGTTGCAGTTAGGGCAGTTGGGTTTCTGCTCCAGCCACGTCTTGATACAGTCGCGGTGGAACCCATGTTCGTTGTGCAGAATCACGATTTTCTGGTTGGATTTGAAATTTTCTTGACAAATAGTACACATGTGAAACGAGTTCTTCAACGAGTTCTTGTATCTCGTGTGGTAGAGCTTGTCGAAGTCTATAACGTGCCGCGCAGGCTGATGCTGTGACTCTGAAAATGAATTGACCATGACTGTAGCATGCATGACCTCGAGGAATTCGCCGATTTCAGCAGCCATGCGTCCGCTGAATTCATTCGGTGGTATATTCAGAACTTCGACAGGTAACATCATCCCGAGTGCGGATATGAAAAGGTACATTTGTCCATCTGGGCCCTCGCCAAACCCGATATTCTCTCTTCGATTGTAGACTGTTTGGAGGTAGTCCAGATTCAGTTGTCTTGTGAAATTGAGGTGTATGTCGACAAACGAGTGTTCATCAAAGATTTCTTCGATACGTCGAAAATTGTTCATCCTAACGACATATTGTCTACCGCTTGGCTCGTTGAGTAAAGGGACGGTTGCCAACATTGTTCCGCCAGTGACAATATTTATTGCCGGACGGGCGATCATTCGATAACCCCGGTTCGCTCGAACATTTTGCATGAGATTGGGGTTTCCAACGTTCAAATATTGAGTTTTAACTACTTTTATATTACACGCTTTTTGACCCAACGCTTACACCTTCAGATAGTTCAACCAGCCTTGAAATATCAACTTGTGCAACCGTCGGTCGGTTTTTGTGTCGATCTTCCCACTTGTGTGTTAGTATCTTGCCCCTCGGGCGAGTAAACGAGTACCGCTGTTCATTCGCCGAGCCATGATGATTAACGACGAGAGAAATCTCTTCCTCGGGTTCTGAGGCAGCTTCGTCCAGTTGAAGACCCACCGCCTGTGCTCTTTCAACTGCTATCTCAGCCCTGCGCATTCCAATCTTTATGGTACTGAGGAAGAGAATCGGCAAAAGCCACGGATGTACATAGAAGATCCACCATTTTCCGATGAAGAACGAATATGGCTCAACACGGTCACTGAGTATCAGAGCCGAGATCAAATCACACGCGACGAACCCAACGAACAAAACCGATCTCATTGCGAACTCTAAGACATGATTGAATCTTATGATTGCCCGCTCGTGTGGAAATAAAATCATCGTCATCATGAAGAACACTGACAACTGTTGCATACGGTATCTCCGTACCACACCTTCGAATTTGTCATATGTCCACTCAAGTAGAAAGCTGCCAGCAATTGCAACCGACGAGCACAAAAACGAAGCCATTGTGCCAAGCAAAACCTCTTCGCGAAATACCATGCTGTACACAACGTGGAATATCCAGAGGGTAATTGCGTGGCGTGTGATCACGTCTATGATGTTATTGATACTTGGTAGTTTTTCTAAAAACATAGAGGCAATCATTGCTACAAACGGAATCTCATATCTAACCAACAATGAGCCGGTATCATCACCAGGTATTGTACACAAGCACACTGTGCCGATGAAAATAATGAAGACTGCACCTGCCGGACGCATGTACGTTAGCACATTGCCTGTGTCGATTTCAACATAAACTCCACGAACAATGTCGGTATCTCTACCGTCAGATTCCATCATGATTGTTATTACCACATGGTACAGTAAAGTTTATTTATACTGATACAGACGTTCGGTCAATGTTGATCGATGTCATTGCAGGCATTGTGCAGGGCGTCGTCTGTTCTCCGTTCCATCGTGGGTCGTAATAGCAACTCCAGACATATGAATCCCAAAACAAATGGTGGAAGAATATTAGGGTACATGCGCTGATAGCAACACGTATGTCGGTTTCGGAATTAGTAGGATGCGTATGGTTGACCCACAATAGAATCAAAATACCGAGCATACTTAAAGTTGCGAACCATACAATTGCAACTACAATCCACTTCACATCGCGGCGGATACTCATGCGAACTGCTGGCACCCACAGCAGGTGGAATAGGAAGTAAGAACCATGCAGTATGGTCATCCAGGACCAGTTTGATGGGCTGATCGCAGAGTAGATGACGACGTACATGATAATACTTGAAAAATACATTATGAGTTTGCTTGTAGTATACGCGCGGTACATTCGCGTAGGAGGGTCTGATTGAAAGGGACCATATGCAATTCGTGTAATGCGTGCGTCAAAACACCCGCAAGCCCATGTACCGATGTCCCCACAAAACACGAGGAATATGCCGATTCCGACAACAATAAGGTATGCGTCGGGAGAGTTCATATGGTAAATGCGAAACTGCAATACTACTTCATTAGCTTATATATTTTTGATCAACTCTAAGAAACTCGCTGGATATGACTAGATTATTACACACAACCACATGTCCTAAATAAACACCATCGATACTTCTAACAGCGCGTAGTATTGATAATTGAAACATCGGTTCTACCAGACAGCAGCTGTGTTCTAGACACATTGCCCAACTTCCAACGATATATGAGTTGTAGTAGAAGACAACATGGCCTCGGCCGTACTGCTCCCACTGGTTGTACAGAAAATATGATAATTTGAAACGGTGTAAATTATTTCCAAGATATCCAGGATATTCTGGATCATACTGCATGTCGCACAAACTGTGTATTGCCAAAAACCATATATAAATGTTATTTTGAGTTGTTTGTAGCAGCTATCCAGAACTGGATTTGTGTGAACTATGAGCGCCTCTACCGATTCGATGGCTTTGTCAACCATGTATGTGGGGTCGTCCCAACAAACTTCCATGCCGTACGCTGGCTCGAACCCACATGCATCGTCGCTTGGTGGGGGCACCGCTACCATCAACCAGACACTGGGTTGGCAATCAAACTACACCATTCCCTACCACTACCGTATCGCTCGTTGGAAGGGTGGCTATGAGAACTCGATCAAGAATGACCAGCTCGTGTTTCTTCGTACATCGAACGACAAGTTTATCAAAGGCGGCCAGAACAATATGCCGAACCATTTTCACAAGCAGGTCCATACCATGGTGAACCTTCCGATGGTGAACTACGCGATCTACAAAGACTGGCTGCAGTTCGAGACGGACGTCGCGAACGGTGTCTACGACCAGGAGCTGGGGAAGACCGCCTCCGGTACATATGCAATCGACAAACACGCGTATTTCATGAAGTTTGCGATTCTTGAGCGTTGGCAGGTCCTTGGCACCGTCATCAACGAGGGGGCCCCCCTGGCCTCTGACACTACTGCCAACACGGAGCACCGTCTGATTAACACCTGTATCCGTGGTCGCCAGACGACTTTCAATATCTGGGGGGCCATCCGTGATGGTGACTATCTCTACCTTAAGCTTTGTATGAAGGATACCAAGGGTACAGATTTCCAGCTTGACCTCAGTAGCTTTGGTGGACGAATGCCTGAACTCTCAAGCCGCAAGTGTTTCCAGTTTGTTCCGTACTACACACACAGCTACAAGCGCCCGGACATCAACTTCTCTTCGAACCCCCACCACTACATCTACCTGGGCCGCTGCTTCCGTACTCAGCGCGGAGTGGAGCTGGATTACAGCGACGAGGAGACGTTGCGTCGCTGCCGCGAGGTGTCGCACATGGCTGCGCGTTCTATGTCTTTTGAGATTCTTGTAGATCCTATTGAAGCCTAGTGTTCGTGTAATTAGTATATGAGGAAAAAATAATAATAATGAAACGCAGCATCATCGAAGTTCTAACGAAAGAATTTCCGTACAACCACAACAGTCCGATTGTTGGTCCTTACATCGACGTCGACGTCGCCAAGCGCTACAAATTCTCTCCCCTCAACGTCTCCCACGAGAATACTGAGCAATTCGTCACGAAAGGCTCTGATGACCACTTGCGATCCTACTGCTTTGACGCACGTAGCAACCCGTACGTCACCGTCCGCGCGGTGAAGAAGATCAATTTGATCGAGAACGACTGCTTTAGCTACGAGGAATTCAAGCGCGTTGCCGGGAAGCACGGTGCTCAGCTGGGTGAAATCTGGTGTACCGCAGAGATGCTTGACCTTTCCAAGACCATGGATTTTGTCACGCAAACTATGCAGCGTAGAGTCAGTGGGCCGTGTCAAATTTACAAGAAGTCCATCACAGAGTTAATTGCCAGCGAGCGGCCCGAAGAAGCACTCAATGACGCCATCATTGACTTCTACCAGCGCAAGCTCTCGGAGACACAGAACCAGAAGATCACGATCGGTATGATCGGTGAGCATCACTGGATTCCAGACCGTGCGCTGGACTACATGTTCTTCAAGATTTTCAACGACGAGACGAAGGTGCGGAGGTTTCATTGGCTTGTCAAGACTCTTCGGTGGTTCCCCACGGTCAAGGCCGAGAACAAGGCGTTCATAGCCAACATATACCACCATCCTACTTACCTAACATACACGCTCTGGCGCTTCGAGGCTGGGTTCGATTCGTACAAGTTCAACATGGCGTGCAAAATCCTCGACAAGTATCTGCACTACGACCACATGCTCGTCGATACGGACAAAGACTGCGGTAGTTGCTGCCCGCGTCGGTGGGACTGGCTCATTCGATGGGGCTACGCTCTCCCCGTAGCGATTCGTATCAAGCTTCTTGACAACATCGAACGCCACGGGTACAAGGTGAAGTGGACACGGTGTAAGGTCATTGCCTACAAAGATGCAGGCATTATGTATCTGGATATGATGGAGTATCGTACGAGGAGCGCAATCACAGTGTTCATGGAAGCACTGGGGTGTGAAGATATTCCGACGAATCTTTACTTAATTTACGCCACCGAGTGTATAGCCCTTATCAACAGTGCTCATAATGTAGATTGATATATAAAGTGAACAAGTATCTATTCACAATTTAAATGACAGAAAAGGTTTCACTTGCGTTTTATAGGGGTGGTGGTCCAAATGAGCCGTTCCTAAATAAATTGACTAGGTGGATCACAGGTGAGTTTGTCCACTGTGAAATCGTGTTCGAAGATCCAGAGTCACCAAAACACAATGCGTCGTGCAGCGTCTGGTCAGGAGAAAATGTTTTCTACAAACCAAAGACATTTGGCAACCCTGCGTGGAGTTATCTGTCTATTCAAATTCCGATCCAAACAGCTACCGAAATGAGGAATTGGTGTAAGGAACAGGCTGCTCAAAATCTCCCATTCAATACTTGGGGATTCTACCGAGCACTGACACCTTTCCCCCGTCCCACGGATGGGTCTACTTGGTTTTGCAGCGAGCTGTGTACAGTGGCCATGCAGAAAGGTGGGTACTTCGAGGGGTCTATTCCATCTACGATGACACCAACACACCTGCATGCTATGATGGGCAAGCTTCCCCACTTTATCGGCGCGTCCCCTGTATTTCGCGAACGTATTGCACAGAAGGGGCTCAAGTTGAAAAAGCTGGGTGGAAGCGATGCAGCGAGTAATATTTTCAAGAGTGATACTATGTTAACGAAAAAATGGGATGCTCCAGTATAAAAGTTTTAGTTGTGTAAATACTTGTTCAACTAATAACGATGCCAATCCCTTGGAATTTGCAGAAAACAGAGAATGAGCTGATTGGGGTTCCTCGTCCTTCTATGCGTAAAACATCACTCGAATTCGACGTACCATCCGACGATGTTATGCCCCATTTCAAAAATCTACGCAATCGCGCGAAGGCATCCGTTGGGCAAATACACAGTCTCCGAGCACCAGTCAACTGGTTAAGTCCTAGCATCCCGCCCCCGTCGGCACAGGGGGAGGGGTCATGCTTTGTGGTTAATTTTCGTGGGACCAATGTTCTAATTACAAATGACCACTGTGTTCGGGACTCTGCCCCGGGTGGTATTTCCGTCAGTTTTCCTATTACTGGTAACAAGAAGTTCCCTGTCAGGTGGATAGCATCGAGTCCAGAACGTGACATGGCTATCTTCCGTCTTTCCAAAACTGATTCACGCGCAGTTGATCTAATCCCTTTGGAAATTGGGGATTCTGATAAACTGGAACAGGGGCGCTGGCTAGTATCTCTAGGCTTCCCACTTGGACAACCCCATATCAAGGTATCGAAGGGCGTGTTCAGTGGTATTGAATGGGTTCAGGGAGAATGGCGTGGACAGGTGGACTACGCATTGAACCATGGGAACAGTGGGGGGCCTGCCATCAACAGCAAAGGACAGGTGATAGGAATCAACAATGCTATCATCGAATCTGCACAAAACATAGGGTATGCTATTCTCGCCAATGATCTCAAAAGGTTCCTGCGTGATTTCGAATATATTTGGGATCGTACTGACGCTGTAGCGAAGCAAAAAACGATTCATGTTCCCAAGGCATTCATTGCGCTGAAAGTAGAGCCTATGGATCCTGCACTTATGAGATACCTCAATTCAGATACTCCGAACGGAATGTACATTGCGGCTGTCCCTGGAAACACAATGTTCACTGATAAAATTATGCAGGATGACCAGATAATTTCGATTAATAACCATCCTGTTGACGAGTACGGACAAGTGAACGTTGGCTGGACAGACGAGCTTATGTCAATGGACCAGGCACTTGACCGTGTGGGGTTCGGCGAGTCGGTGACATTCGGGGTCGTGCGCAGTGGAACTAAACTGGATGAAGAGGTTATGTTTCAACCAGAAGACCCACGAAACATCGGTCCAAAATATACTCCGTTTGACATGCCGCGTGGGGTCGTGTTTGGTGGGATGGTACTACAGGCATTGAATCTCAACCATGTACAAATTCTCGCAGCGAAGAACCCAGAGCTTATGAGATATGCGAGCGTTGTTGACCAGTGTGGCGAAGGTCGCGTGGTTATTACATCTGTTATTCCAAACACTGCAGCTTCCATGAAGACATTGAAACCCGGAATGATCCTCAATAGTTACAACGACAAGCCGGTCACTGATATGGACAGTCTCGTTAAATTAGCACAGGACAGTACGCAACGGCAGTTTACTATAATTGGTATGAGTGACTTGTCACGGATCGTGTTCGAAACAAATAGTGATATTCCAACCGCTGCCACCTTAGCTGCTGAAATGACTTTGAACAATCCGATGATTGATGTGCTAAACCCAGTGTCGTTCACGAGAATTGATTGCGAACATGAGGTTGGGTATTGCAACTGTGCTGACAGAGGGGCAGAAGCGCTAGAGCAATTGAGGAAAATGTTTTCTGAACCGGTAGATCTTCGGTGCGAACACGAGGCTGCTGTTATTGCAAGTGAAGTGTTCCCTGTGCCTATTGCGACACGGTGCAGTCAGTCTACTGCAGTGAAGCTTGAGGACGTGATTCAAATGGACGAGATGGACTATAACGCTCTCAAGGATCTGCTTCCGTCTGATATGCTAGAAGAGATGATGCTTATGGGCGATCTTACTCAGTTTTGATAGTAAAAAAATGCTACCTTCTCATTCTATGTAAAAATTTAACATTCATTTCACTACCACACGATGGGTTCGCGCCGTTGTACGATCGCCAATCGTTCTTGCAGTCCCAGTCATCCGACCTGTACAGCTCCTGTACTCGTCGGAACATTGCTGGGTCTCCACCTTTATCAGGGCGGTGTTTCAATATGTACTTCCTGTAATCTTCGTTACTGCAAATACCTAGTTTTTGAAGTTCATTTGACGGACATTTTCCATGCGTCTGGAGAACCTTCCCAAATTGCGGTTTTTCGTCGGGTTGGGGACAAAGGTTGCCCATTGCATTACATACTAAAAAACATATTTTTGCTTTTATAAGACATCACGCCGAAAAAGTAACTTTCTTGTCCACCTTCTCCTCCTCACCCTCCTCCTCCTCCTCGTCGTCGCCCGCCTCGTCATCATCGTTGTTGTCGGAATCGCTCACAATAGGAGCAAGTATCGCGTGAACAAACGTGACATCTCGCTCGTTGCCGTTGTCCAGTATCACCTTGTCGTTGTGGACCGTAAGTTGCTCAATTGCGTGAGTCCCACGCTCGATCGCCTTGGCAATCATGACGAAGAGAACCCGAGAGGCCGAACCCGCTGACCCGAGGTGCATCTTAGATCCATCCTCGACCGACTTGTGGGCGCGCGCGGAGAATGCAGCCACAGATGAGCTGAGCGTGCGGTCATCGCGGAGTCCGCTGATGTACCAGCACCCTGGGATGATACCGTTTTCCTCGTCTGTCTTCAGGCGGTCGTAGTCCGCCTTCTGGCCAATGAGGCAGGGGATGTTCGCGTCTTTGTTGAACGAGAATGTGACACTCGTGTTAGTGGACCCGTTGTCATCCGTGATGTTCTTGATGTCGTAGTTCTTCGCATCGCCCAGAAGACCAGCAGCCATCACAGCAGTAGCGATGCCGCTGATGTCACAGGCACGAATGTCGAACGACCACTTCTTGTGGAAACGCCCCGCGTCCGTCTTGTGTTGGCGAATCTGACCCATGACGTTGCGGACACGCGTGTCGCGGCCGTTGATCTCTATAATTTTGTGGTGCGTAGTGCTCTTTGACATTGTGGTTTTGGGTTGTAAGTGCACCTATACAAAAGTTTTTCCTCGAACTTCTGCTTGTAGTACGTTGTCTTATATAAAAATATAGTAATGATATAGTTTAACGGTAAGGACCATATTTAGAATCAATGTAAAATTGAGTATGCCACAAAATGTTGAGCTGCAGACACACGACGAGATCGTCCTGAAACCCGCCAATTTTGCCACTAAATGTTTTCTTAGATTGCGCAAAGACAGACATTGGGTGGTCGATGATAATGGAGTATGTTCTCATCTCATGCTCTAGGTCCTTTTTCATCGATTCAACAGTAGTCTCAGGATTCACATTCACTGGATTCTTCGTAAAACGTACGGCTTCGTCGGCGAACGCTGCCTTCGTTTTGATGTACATGGACTCTTTCACAGCGTGGGTAGTACGAAGACCAGGCTGTTCCTTATCTCTCATTGTCACGCAGCATCTAGCAAAGCGGGATTGCATAACGCATCGTTCGATGTAGTGAGCTTCGAACCCTAAATTAGCTTCCGGCATTAAAACCACGAGCGCATTTCTTAAATTCGGCCTGGCCTTTAATGCAGCAATGTGTTCAATCAATACGCCTTCATAGTCTGCTGGTTTGTGTGTGTTGATAGCCTCCATCCCGATAATTGCACACACGCCCTTCATGTAAATACAGGACACGATGGCAAATCGCGACTGTCCCCCAGCATTAGGGTCAATTGCCAAGAACACGTGCGATACTGGCTTGTACACCTCGAACTCACGCAAATTGAAGAAGCTGCGTACCAAATCGCCACTGAAAGCCTTTTCTTGCGCATCGTGCATGATCCCCATCGTCTCCCGTTCTAACAGCTGTTTTTGGTCAACCATCATTGCGCGAATACGATCGTGTTTCCGCGCGCTCTGCCACTGCGGTAGCTCCTCCATCCTGTTGGCAGTGGGGAACAAACAGCGTGTTAGATACACAATTGACACACTTGGTGAATTGTAACACTTACTTGTGTGTGCACTTGGAAGCAATCCCTGCATCCATACATTTCTGGCACGCCAAAAAAAATTCGAATTTTTCTGCGCAAAAACAAACAATGGGTGTCATTTACATGTTGACTGCACCGAATGGAAAGCGATACATAGGGCAAACGCAAAACTATAAAGACCGAATGTATGCTCATAAATATAATGCCAACGAAAAGGATTGTCAGCTGGTACTGCACAGATCAATAAGAAAATATGGTTGGGATAACTTCAAAAAAGAGATTTTGCTTCAAACCAACAATGAATTTTTGAATGACTACGAAGTGAAATTAATTGAAATGTACGACACTTGGAAAAATGGGCTGAATATGACAAGTGGCGGAGGTGGTATTCGTGGGCATCGCTGGTCGCATTCAGAGTCAACAAAGATAAAAATGAGCGCATCTCACACCGGTGTGTCGTTAAGCGAAATACACAAAGAAAAAATGAGAGTACCAAAATCAGAACAAACACGAAAGAGAATGCGAAAACCAAAGAGCGCAGAGCATTGTGCAAACATTTCAAAGGGTTTGAAGGGCAGAAAACATAGTGCCGAACATATAGAAAACAACAGAAAAGCTCAGATTCGACGACACTTACTGAAGAAGTCTCTGCCCTGTTCATCTTTCAACATCAATAATTTTGAGTAAAAGTTGTCGGATCCCATCACCGTTGAGATGCAGATGAGCGACGTCCGTTCCATCTCCATCAGAGGCACGACAACTTCGTAAAAAACTGCCATCTAGGGGGCAAGAGGAACAATGCTATGTCAGTAACGCCAGCCAGTAGAAACAGAGGGGGAGAAGGAAATACGTTACCACGAACATCCATAGCAGCCGCCTCTGCGTGTATAAAACGGAAACACTGTGTTAGAAAACAATGGAATGAACGACAAAAAAGAATATTTTGATGATGTGATTGCACTCATGGACGTCTATGTTGAATTAATCAGGAAGCAAACTGAGATCATTGAAGCACTGAAGCAGCAAGTGCGTGAGTTGGAGGAGGAGATTTCAACTCACCCTCACAGATAATCACATCGCCACCTACTCCCTTGAGCGTTGATACCTGCGCAGATAAAGATTGGTCAGCGATGTACGTTGTGATTATTTCATGGTTCCTCTTTATTTATACCTATAAGTATATGAACGACATAGCGATTAATATTGCGTGATGGTGAATTGGTCTTTTATATTTCTCGGAGCAAACTTCATGACACATCTACGCTGAAACATTAAAAAGTGCTACGGATTTCAAAATAGTGTGTGTTGAGACACCCGTTACTAAATGAATATCTCCCACAGGTGTATCTGGAAATTCAATCAACACTGCTACAGCAAATTTAGTCATAGGGTTAAGTGCTTTCATCTTATAACATTTCTTCCTCACGTCTCCCAGCCGTATCCGTATCTTCTTTTGTGCCAGAAAGTCCATCCCCAACTTGCCACAAAACCTAGGTATCATCAGGTTGTAGCTGCACGTCTCCAACTGTACTCTCGGACGTTTATGCTGCTTGATCTTTTCCATACAAATCTGTCGTTCATACATTTTATATGTGCGGCAGATCTCCTTGGGCTTCACATTCTGACATACAGCTGCCAGTTCCCTAAAAGTGTGTGGAAACTTGTTTTCTCGCCCAGCCATGCAAATGCTCACAATACATAGCAGCTCGTCTTTCTTCACCTGCTGCACTGTATCCTTATTGCTAACGATATATTTAACAATGGATTGCGATCGGTCCTCTATCCTTTTGAGAATGCTGAGGTCGGCACAGAGTTTGGAAACAATGGCACGTACTCGTCTAATTCGACGTTCACCAGTGGACAGCACCCCAGCGTCCAATCGTTTCTGAACGGTGTTGTACTTTGTCTCCACCGCACATCCTAGGTCTTGCTGTTGTGAATATGACTGCATGCGGTCGAATGTATCGGTATTGGGTTTCGGACACCCGACTACAAGTCCACAGTCTGTACAGATAACATCGTTTTGTTGGTAGTCGACACAAGTATTCTTGTGTAAACAACCGCCGTCGCTACGGCCTCTCTTGTAGATTTTGCGGACATGGCGATTAATGTAAAAATCCATCCCTAGTGACATTAAATTGCATACAATTTGACTCAAATCAGCTCTTGGTGGCAGCGTCCCAGTGCTCCTTTGTTTCGAAATACCCGTCGCCGCCTGGCTTGTATCTGTAGTGGGCGCGGTTTTGAACGCGTTTCTCCTCGTAATAGTCCTCTTGCTTCTTCAACCGCTGCTGCGCCCATAACTTCTGCTCGTCCGTCCAGTCGTCCCAGTTGGGCGGCGTCGCCTCCGCAGCTTTTGTTTTAGCGACATGTGCTGGTTTTGGGTCGCGGCCGGCGGCGATCTCTTTGATCTGCTTGACTAGTTGATTAGTCATGGTGTGATCGTAGCTGTCTACGACCGCTGCGATAACGGAGACGATAAGCGGCTGATGCTGCTCACTACCGTCTTGTCGGGTTAGTGTTAGGGCGGAACCCATGGGGATGATGATGCTCCCCACGATACCCTTCCAAAAGGGTTTCGTTTTAGTTATCAGTTTACGTGTTTCCCATTCGAAGGACATATCGGCGGACTCGGGCCATTGAGATGTGGCGGTGTTTGCGGCATCTTGGAACCTCGACTCAAGTTCATTCACATAACTGGTTGATTCCTCATTATTGTACCAATGCAGGCTATTAAATGGCAAAAAGTCAAACTTCACGTCGATTTTGTCCTCCAGTTTCTTGATTGTCAAACGCATTTGCGGCTGTTGCCCATCGTGTAATATGGTGGTCCCCCTACCAGTAGCTGTTTTCTTACCGTCATTAAATTCCCACACTGTCGTATTCGGCTCTGCAAATAGACCGTCCCACGTATCAAATGGCCATTTTCCCGGAATTTTCATGTGCGCCATGGTGCCGATTGGTTCTGCGAGTGAGGGTGGTCGGCGACTCATGGTGATTCGACTATTTCATGTTCGCATGTTTACTTTATATGTAGAAAAAAATCAAGCCATCAGACTCCCCCAGTTCGTCTTGCGCTTCTTCGAGCCGCCCGCCCCCTTCTTCAGGATCGTCACGCCCTTGAGCTCGAACTTGCACCCGAAGTTGCCGTTCACCATGTAGGTCGACATGGCCACCTCGCACGTGAGGAGGTCGCCGCGCTCGACGTAGTCGGTGTCGTTGTCATCGGCGTTGAGCTGCTCGCCACCTGCGTTGTAGATCGGGATCGGCTTGCAGTGTAGCTCGTCCGAGCCGGACTTGAAGTCACGCTTGAACGCGCGCGCCTTGAGCGGAATCATCACCGGAGACTTCGACAGCTTCACGGGCATCCCCATGTTCTCATCGATGAACATCTCGATGAGGTCAGGGTCGGTCTTGTCCACCTTCTTCACGTCGATCTTCTTCATCTTTGCATACGACTTGATGATCTTCATCTTCTTCTGCTCGAGCAGCCCTTCGGTATGCCACATCAGATTGAACGCCTCCATGGAGCGGCTCTTGATGTTGTCCACGAAGTCCTTCTGCGCACACAGTGTGATCTCGTTCTTGTTCGCGTCGTCCTCGACCTGCTCCAGCTCGCCCACTGACAGCGTCACCTCAAACGACGCGTCCTTCTTCTCAGGGGCGAACTTGGTGCCGAGGTTCCCGTCGCCGGAGAGCCGCGGGTAGTTCGCGACCATCGGCGGCGTCTCGAAGCGGGCGGGCCAGTTCCCAGTCTCCCCCATGTTCTGAATGAGCACCGCCTTGTCGCCGCGGAAGTCGTCGCCGATGACGACCTGGAGCGCGTTATTCTTCGTCTTGGACACCAGCCCGTCCATCGCCTCCGTCCACCCGAGGTAGCTCATCGAGCGCGGGCGCTTGTCACCACCCTCTTTCTTGAAGGCGACGCCGTCGGATTTTTCACCAGCCATCAGATCGTCGAAAGTCATGCCGTCGTGGGTTGCCATTTTTGGTATAAAACTTTTTCCTCAGGTGAAATAAGAGAAGACCACTTTTGTTTCAAGAGAGACATGAAAATGTGGATTTTAAATATTTTGGCAGTTGGTGCATGTGGGTGTACAATTTTCGACACGGATAACAGAGATCAGGAAACATTCAGAGAACTTGACTGGAAAACAGATGTTGTGCCATACTATCCGGACACTGTGAATTATCTAGAAAACGCAGAGTTCATCGGTACCCCCGAAGTAATTCAATATTTCTATGTAGGGAGGCGCCTTGGAATCACTTTTAGAAACAACACTGGGAAACATGCGGTCCAGGTACGAGTGCCGTGGCGTACGAACTGGGAGATCGTGGATGAGTGTGGTAGTATATATCTAGACAAAGACAACAGAAATTACAGGTCATGAATTATAATCGTTATAAGATGTTGGTTGTTGCGATTTTTTGTTGGTTTGGATTTTGGCTAATTCGTCTAAGTCCAACCAAAGAAATAACGGATAAACATTTGTTGCTTCATTCAAAACATATCGAGATACCCGAAGTACCCCACCAACCTTACACGTGGAAAGACTGCAAACGTTTTGAGTGCGACGTGTTGACGAACTGCTCAACCCACCTGTTTTCCTATCTGGTTGACGTCTACGCGGTTATTTCTAAGGTGGATAAAACGAGTTACGTGACATTTGGCACGCTTCTCGGAGCTGTTCGAAATAATGATATAATTCCGTGGGAAACGGATATTGATATCGCAATGTCAGCCGGAGCATACGACGAGTGGCGCACGTGGCGCCCGGCTCTTGAAAAATTGGGCTACATTGTATTCGATGACGTCGTTCTGAGGGTGTGTCGACGGAATGATAATATTAATAACGATAGACCGCCGTGGTCAGCATCAAACTGGTTCCCTTACGTTGATTTGTACCGCATGGTGGAAATTAACGGAATGTTGCAGACGGGTCCAGACTATCCGCATAAATACAGCGTGAAATCAATCTTTCCACTATCTGAAATTGCGATTCGCGGACAGATGTTTAGGGCACCTCACCTTCCACGAGACCTTATTTCGCAGAAATACGGTCCACGCGCAATCAACAATTCAAACCCAACGTATCACAAGTGGATCAAAAACGCACGGCCATGACGGTAGTATATATCGAGATTATGCTGTGGACAAAGAATAGACGTTATCAAATGGAGGCAGTCTTGGACAAGGTTATTGATTTCCTAGACAAGGATGATGAATATTCGGACCTCATGCAGTGGGTGGGGACTGCCTTCACACACATCAAAAAACAACTCGCGTGTCGAACGATAAACGACGATGTTCTCGACAAACACATGGACTTGCTAAGTGATAAACTTGCCGACAACGACTGGGTCATGGGCCAAGGCCATGTCTCGTTTTCGAACACGCTGTGCATGTCATCTCCGTGTATCATCTTCCTACTGATTTTAAAGCTCAGGTTGCTACGACACGATGACGACTGGTTTTCGCAAGATACAGAGTTGCGCAAAGATCCTCAAAAGCTGACAGGTGACAAGTGGGTCAATGCCCGTCTGAAGTTTTGCAAATACAATCTTCCGTACTACGAAACAAATCCTATGCTATTCTACACAATGTCCCAAGTTCAAAAATCTCTCATCGCATTTTCACTAATCACACTCGACAACACCGCCAAAGTTGACTTCGAGTTTTTGAACGAATTTATGCAAGTGATCATCGATCGGATTTCTATCTTGGTTTCATACCCATACCCCCCCGCTGTAAATGACGTCGACGATTATGTTCACGAAATCAGTGAAACAATTATGGTGCCTTCGTCTGCATTTGTGTGGGACATGTTCAGCATCGTAACAGATAACAACAGGCGACTGGCAGAATCCGTGTGTTGTTGTGAAATCGAAGAAACGTCGGATTTTACGGACTACGGCGATTATCTTAAAGAGACCACTTCACATGTGGATATGTGGTTCGCGAACATGATTGTCATTGCAGCGGGCGATGATCTCAACACGATCTTCCGAGATTACTACCTGGAACATCATGTTCAGGTGTATGAGTCCGCGTGGTTTGCCAGGCACAATTCAGGGAACGACATGTCGTCGTACAAAATACTACAGTTCTGTCGAGGATTTGAAGATGCTAACGCTATATTGATCACAGCCACCCAGCTGGTCGCCAACCTTATTTACATCGAGGAAGGAAAGTCACAGATAGACACAGTGTTGCATCGTTTGCAAAATTTGTCGTCGTTCGAATACAACATCCTTTTTCGATGCATTATCCAATACACAGTGTTGCGTAGTTGGGAGATTGACTTTGACGAGCACGTGTTTCGATCATTGCTTCACGACAAAGATCCGCTGATACCACCCATCACCGCTGTACCATTCTTGGATAAGTACGTTGTGGACAAGACGACAGTATGCTCGTCATTTAAGGACGCGTTTTGTATTTGGTGTTACATCCTGAAGTCAAAGTTCAAGTCGGTCGTTTACAACAAGGACACCAAGGAACCAGTGAATGGGACAAAGCTAATTGATGGTATTCTTACTTACAGTCAGCAAATACTAACTAAGTAAGAGTAATTTCGACATTTTCCGTCTGTATTTTGTCAATGCGAGTAACTAAATGAATCGTTTCTGCTGTGAATATAGTTTCACCGCAGTCGCTAATCAGTGTATAATTTGAACCCCACACGTCGTGCTTCTCACGACGAGCACTCGATTTAGTAAGGATAGCGTTTCCGTTGGTCTGAGCCAAGGGCTGCAGTCCATGAGGTGTGAACAATATAGTCATCTCATTCGGCATGTTGTCCGATGTGCTCTTAAGAACCGTCACCGTTGAACTTGACGACTCGCTGCTACGCGACTGGTTTACATCGGCTGAATGTGGCAGCGTCGTTGTGGTTGACCGGTGCCGGGTAGTCAGACGCCAGTTTTTCAGCATGTACTGTCGGCCGTTCTCTGTAAACCGGTACTGGTCTAGTGTTCCGCTTAGCTTTACTGTAGTTTTTTTCGAGGCTGTTGAGGACATCGATTTTCCGATTCACGACCTCGGTAGCGTATGCCACTTCTGCCTCAAGTGCTTTTTGTCGTGACTGCCAATGAACGAGAGTGCACCGACACTTCATAATCTCAGACTCTCGGTAGTCTGCCCAACAATCCTCGGCACGTGTTCCCAAGTCATGGATGCTTTGAAGATGTTTCTTATGACGTCGGTGTTGGATTTCCACAGTATCGGTATCGGTTGACATGATAAAAAAAATTCCCTGCTTAGAAAAAAAAACCGCTCGTCATAAAAATACATTGTTTGCTACCAGCTATATACGATGTCAGATGTCCGACAAGTGTGAAGTTCCATTCTTCTGGGTGCGGGATGACATCTTCCATAATTCCATGTAGTCCGTTTTTCTCGATGAACTCTTCGCTGAGCGCAGGCTTCACAGTGGCTCCGATAGCGATCCGCTCGTCACCTTGAACCATGGTCAAGCTGAACTCGATGTAAGGTTTGAAGTAAGGCTGGTCTGCCTTCACCTTCATGACGATGTCCTCGAAATAAAACGGGGGCATGTTTTCGGAGTGATGTGTGCAGCCGCGCATGTAACATGGCGTCAGCTGTATTTTACTGAGAACTGCCCCGTCAGTTGATGAATAGCAAGCATTCGGCAAGCAGTCCATGAAGTTGATCTTAACAGGCTCAACGTTGACGACTAGCGTTGCGTTGAAGTACAAATTGCTTCCCTTCATCGTGCAGTTCACACCGTCGACTATGATCACGCTGCCATATGATAGCTCGTTGGCGTCGGATGGTTTCATCCCCCACACCGTAAATCGAAGCAACGCCCCGATGTTCACTTCTTGCACGAACTGCATTGGCTTCTCATTGGTACCGAACATGTACCGTTTTCCGTCGAACGTGGCCTTGAATCCATCTTCTTCGTCCAGGGTGTCCAAATTGTATTGCTGCACACATCCATCGAATCGCACTCCTCGCACTTGACCGGAAGCTAAGACATGGGGCTCTAATGACAGGACGGCTATTCGCATGGTGAGTGGCTTTTTACACGCGGGTGTCATCGGTGCCACATATGTTGGAATATAATCGGGATTTTTTACAATGTTGTTTTTAGTACGGGCATCTCTATTGCGATCAAGCAAACGTGTAAGAAATGTTTTTCTCATCTTGCGTAATAATGTGGTACGTTAGATCTACTACATATATTATACTACAGATTTTTTGGATTTTTTTAATCGATGTAAATATTACTAGTTTAATAAAAATAGTATAATCGGTGTTCATCTAGTAGTGAGCGTACCAATACCAATTGCCTGAGATGTCTGATGCCGCATTCGACATGACACTGTATCTTTTCTTAGCACAGATGACGATGATGTGGGTGATAACCGTCGTTGCCGTACGTGTATTGGTCAGCTGATGTAAAATATTTGTTGCTGTCGTAAAAAAATATGGTATAATTGAAAAGCATTACCAGATCAAGAATAGAATCTTTAAGTTCCGGGGAACAATTTTTGATCAATACATCTAGACCAATTCAATGTCGGATAAAGAGCGATCTATCCTCACGAATGGTGTCCGTATCAGCAACACGTACGAACATGTGGGGTGGGACAGCAGGAACGAGTCCGCTGAGGCCATCCCGGGCTCGAAGGACAGCCAAAGCGTGGTGATCCAGATCCCGATGTCTAAGTTTCGCCCGAAGCCGCAGTCTTTCCTGAACATGTCGAGCAAGCCAGCGGCACTCGCCATGCAGGAAGCGCTGTCCGTGTTCTCCTTCCTCGTGCAGAACCCGTCTCTCTGCCTGCCCCTGACTGAGGAGGAGGCCGAGCAGAAGCTCTCCGATGTGCTGGAGGCACGTCTGGGCTCTGAGCAGATCCTGCGCTTCACGGACGAAGACGGCGAGCAGGACCGCGAGCGCATTCAGGTGGCGATGGAGATCGTGACGACAGCCGGCACCGACGGCGGGGAGGGCTCTGTCAGCGGCACTGTCATCGCCTACCGGATCCACATCATGGTCATCGACCGCTCCATCGACCTGGGCATCGGGCTCTACCACCTCATCCGCTACAACAAGGCGCAGGCGAAGAAGAAGGCGCGCGGGGGCTTCCAGACCCGCTTCGACCGCACCGTCGTTGGGCCGTCGACCTACTACAAGCGCGTGACGTCTACAGCATACTGGTCGTACACCATCGCGAGCCAGTACCTGCGCTCAGAGGAGCTGCACGGCGTCTCAGACCAGGTCGAGAGCGTCGAGGCCCCGCTGCAGAGCAAGGAGAACCCCGCCAACCCGTACTTCGTGTTCTCTCTCAAGAACGCCTGCCGACTCGTGCGGCTAGACGACGTGACGGTGAACGTCGATGGTGACCCCTGCCCGCTGCAGAGCAACCACGTCAACTACATTTCGCCCGGCCCCTACGCGGAGATGATCTTCCCGAAGCCGCGCCTCACGGTGAAGATCTCCCAGGTCGTCTTCGCGCCGCAGGTGGCGCACCTGTTCCAGCTCCCATTGCTGACGGCGAACGGCATCATCGAGGAGCCGTCCGAGTCAATTGGGGCGCTCGATGCCTTCGCCATCATTCTGCGCAAGATCGGCGGGCAGTTCTCCGACCCGGTCCCCGGCAACCAGCAGTCCGACCTCCACATCATCAACCGCGAGTCAGCGGAGGTGCTGCGGAACCTTTCCAGTATCGTTGACAATGACGAGCGGCGGGACGCGGTCAACAACGCGCGCAGGTGCATAGGCAACGACGTGAAGCAGTGCTTCGACACCCGCGCCAACATCGCCGGCCCGCTCCTCGAGATGGTCATGTGGCACGAGGCCAACGTGCGCCAAGCCTCGTCGCGCGGGGAGTCGCTGTGCTACTCGCGCCCGGCGGAGCAGGTGGCGTGCCTCGACTCGAACCTCAGCCCCTTCGCCAACCGCCGGCTCATGGACATGAAGATGTTCGAGGATACGCTGGAGGTCGCGACTACGCACGACACCCTATACACGCTATACATCTTTGCAATGGACGCCTACCGCCACGAGAAGAACCTGCACAACAACGCGGTGCTCTGCGGCGGCGGAGGCGTGTCCAAGTCCTTCATCATGCTGTCACTTAAGGACATGTGCATCTCGAAGACTACGCTGTTCGTCGCGCACGTCACGGAGCACGCGGCCTGCATTGAGGAAGATGACAATTACAAGATTGAGTGCATGGAGGAGATTCCGATGGCGCGGCTGGGAATCGAGAAGGGCCAGGGTGCGCAGGGCGACCCCAAGTTCAAGAATAAGCTCACGTCACTCGAGACAGTCTCTACCGTGTTCCACTGCGACGAGGAGACCGGACGCCGCAGCGCGCGCACGATCGTCTCAGAGTCAGTGGGCGTCGTCCTCGGAGCGACCAACGACCCTCCCGGCGACATCCCGGACGCGCTCCGCCAGCGCTTCTTCATCAAGCGCATGAACATGACCTCGCGTCCGTGCCGATCCATCATGGACTACAAGTGCCAGCACCGCTCGGAGCAGATGAAGGCCGATAAGGAGAAGGTGCTGGGCAGCTTTCGCACCACGCAGATGATGGTTGCCTGGATCAACCAGCTCATCTGGTGCAAGGGACTGCCAGAGGTGGACATGGGCGCGGCACTCACCATGTTCAAGGTGATGATCGGCTTCCTAGAGGACAAGGGCCTCGTCAACGTTTCCAACGTCGGCCGCGATGTCTCGCGCCTCAAGAACGCGGCGCGGACCATCGCAATCATCAACGCAATCGACGAGGTGTTCAACACACCGGGCAAGATGCACTGGGGCAAGACCTTCAAGTTCGACATGCTCATGGACGTTAAGAACGCGCTTTTCTGCACGGAGGAGATTGCCTGGTTCACGTTCGGGCTCCTCAAGGACATGTTCGTTGACGCAGAGGAGTGCCCGCTGCTGTGCGGCCTGGCCAAGCACGACGGGTTCGTCCCACTCGTCAAGGGCGCTCGCCGCATCACGTGGGACCCGCGCTACCGCCACAGCAGCGCGGTCAATGCCGCGGGCATGATCAAGTACCGCACCTCGCCGGACGGGGTCAGCGACTACGACTACATCGAGCTCAACTGCAGCTCCATTGCCCAGCTCGCCAAGAAGGCGTCGAAGAGCTGCATGAAGGGGGTGCAGGTCATGCAGCCCAATGCTGAGATGGTGCTGAAGGGCCTCGAGAAGCGCACGTTCCGCTGCCACCCGCGCACTGGGCCGCTCTGCAACGAGTTCAACGCCGCCGCCCTCGTCACCAAGGACATCCTGTTCCTCGACACGGGGGGGCATATGCCGCGCTACTGCATATCCATGGAATACGTGCTTTACGTAGCGGACATCCGCGCCAACACGAGCTACGGCAGCCGCGCGGACGTGATCATGGACGCCATCGGCTCCTGCGCCCACCACCACATTACTCCTCGCACCATCATCACAGGCATGACGCTGTGTGACGAGTCGCCTCGGGCGCCGCAGCTCTTCCGGCCCTATCAAATGCTGCAGCCGGCGGGGGATGACCTCCTCGCACGCGTTGAGATCATGGGAGGCGAAACCAGGCCCTTCATCTACACCGCCCCCGTCGACAACACCGAGCACGACCGCTGGTGTGACGAGCAGCTGCTGGACCAAGACGACCCGGTGCGCGTGGACTGGTGTCCGTCGACCATTGACCGCGTGTACAAGGAGAACGCGGTAGCGGCCGGGGTGGAGGCGGGCTACGTCGAAAGGGCCGTCATGGAACTCCGCCGGGCCACCAGTGTTCTCGACGCCAACCGCAAGCGCAAGGTGACTGACCAAGTGGACCCTCTCTACGACAGCGGAGAGGTGGCCAAGCGACGCAAGGCGAAACTTGGTATCCAGAACGATGTCGAAATGGGGGCGGGGGAAGTGGAAGATGAATTTGGACTATTGCAAGAATGAAATTATTATTAAGCAAACAGAGAATGAATCGCAACATCTAACTGTTGTGGTGGGGGTTCATCAGGTGTGGCTGGGGCGTATTGTGGTGATGCCGGAACGTAGATATCGTGTGGGTCGGGCGAGTAGGTAGGAGCCGATGGCGAATACAATGGTGATGCCGGTATGTATTGTTGTGGTTCTGGAGAATAATTATCATGACCCGGACTATTGCTCGGTGAAAACTGTGCCCCGTGCGTTGGACTGAGTTCGGAGCCGGCATCCGATAGGACGGGTGACAAGTCTAATTGATTCTCCATTACGACTGGCAGGGTGAATTCCATCTTGTCGGCCTCCTCAACATGGTTTACCAAGTTGAATGATTCTTGTAGTTTGTCCTCATCGAGAATGAGATCGATGTTCGCGTTCGTCCCAATGTTGGTCATCCGACCGACAATTATTCTTTCCGCAACTCCGTTCATTGGATCAACTTTGTTGTGCATCGCTGCTTCTGCGAGTGACACAGTTGCCATCTCGAACGACGCGAAGCTCAATGCTGAGGCGTTCTTCTTGATACCACCCCTGTTCATAGGCTGGATAGTGCCATCCATTGTCATTGCGTCCACCAGTAGCAGAGGGTGCCGCATGTTCACATAAGTACCGTCAAACTTTAGAACATTAGACAACTCGTGTAACAGTGTTGTCCTTGCCGCTTCGATACCAAATAGTTGTAGTATTTCACGGGGGTTGTTAGAAGCGACAGTGTTCAGCTCGACACTGCTATCGTTGTCGCTAATATTTACAATTGCACGCAGAACAGCGTGGGTGAGTGTAGTGTCACCAATGTTGTACCATCCGTTCTCGTAAGTAACAGTTGCATTATTGGGCAGTATACCATGCAGGTAGAGAGATAGTACCGTCTGCTGCACTGTGTTCCACAGTCCTATCGAGTACAGGTCCTGGTCCGCTTCTGCAAAATGCAGTAGCATCGATGGGTGCTCCAGGTCAGTAGGATGTGTGGTGATCACTACAAGTTCTTCTTGCTCAAACGCAGTGGCCACCACCTCCTGTACTAGCTTCCAAAGAACTGCGCTCACCGTAGGATTAAACTTAATGCTGATCCAATTAGGCTCGTTTAATGTATGGGCGCACAGTCCAAACACAACACGCCACCTAGTAACCCAGTCAATCTGAGGGAAAGAATAGAAGAGGTTAATGGACGATGTAATATCTTTAATGCAAATCTGTGGCTGAATTACCAACGACGGATTACAACACCTGAACATCACGTTCGGAGTCTTGATCTTCTTGGAGGCGTGGAACAGCTCCTTGAGGCGCGGGATCCCGAGTGTTACGTTCTTGGCGGAGACGCCAGCATAGTGGAACCTGCCAGAAGATAAACGTCGTCACATCAGAGGAATCTTATGCAATCGCTGCAATTGCGGGCTGGGATACATAGAAAAACAGGGGTTCAGAGAGAGGGCCGATGAGTACTTACGTGTTCAAGGTCATTTGAGTTGCGGGCTCCGCTATACCTGTATTATATAAACAAACGACACAAAGAAGTTAGTGGACATGATGGGTCGTACTAAGTGGAAAATACCATCCAAAAAAACAATTGAAAAATACACATCCGCTGCATCAATACCGAAGACAGAAAGAATCAATGGAAAACACTACATAACCCGAACAGGTATGGTCCGTCGCTGGTGTGGTAATTCACAGCGATTTCTACGCCCACTATCCCACGAGAAATCTAAGAAGCTACAGCGTAAGGCTACAAGTGAGGATCTAAAAATGTATCCTGTTGCACCAGATATAGACAAGCGAGAAATTGGAAAAAAGTATATCTCAAAGTATGGAGGGCTGTGCATGTGGGACGGTAAAAAGCTCCAAGCTACGAAAGAAAGAAAGCACGTCAGTCGAATAAAACAATTGTATGATTTGTCTGAGTCTCAGTACTTGGCAATGTTCAAAATTCAGAAAAACCAATGTAAATTATGCAACACTCGACTTTGTCCATTTCAAAGAAACGCTCATATCGATCATTGCCACGTAACCGGCAATGTACGCGGAATTCTTTGCCAAAGGTGTAATGTGGCGCTTGGAGTGATAGAGGGACATGATGCAAATTGGCACGAGAGAGTACGAAATTACTTACTTTGAGCCGCCAGCACCCCGACCATCTCCCCCGGCTCCACCATGTTCCGGTCATACTTGTCAACCGCGACATCACATAGCCACAGCACCCACTTGTCTTCAGTGTGATGAAAGTAAAAATCTGTCTGCAAGTATGATCGACAAAGTGATCCCAACACGTCATTCACTGGATTTTCCGAGACATAACGGATAACATCGTCGATACGTGCCAACACACCCGGGTCGCGTGGGGTCTGTTGTGAACGAGACTTCGGTATCTGTAGCATGTAGTGTGGAAAGTCGATCGGTGATGGATACAACTGCTTTCTTGACAGATTTCCACATGGACCATTTCCAGGGAGTATACTGATAAGGCGAGTGGCATCGAAACCATCGTCACCGTACCTGAACTGCACGATCCGGTTACGGGCGTCGCGTACAGTGTTGTCGTACGCGATACTGATGTTCTCGCTCGCCTTGATTAGTTGGCGTTCTAAATATCCGGTCTCAGCTGTCTTACACTGTGAAAAAGACAGTGTTAGTACCAAGCGAGTGAAGAGAGTCATGGGGAAGTATCGGACTTACGGCGGTATCAATGAGCCCCTCCCTTCCACCTTGCATGTGCGCAAAAAATTCGTAAGGCGTCAAGCCCTTCATGTAACTATTTTGACAAAATCCACGAGTACGGGGATCGAAGCTGCATCGTGAGAAGTGGGGCATGGTCCGCCCGCTCTCACCAGGATTCAGTCGTTTTCCGTTGACATTCTGTTGTCCAACTGCTGTGGTTATCTGTGCGATGTTAATGTTGCTGCCTTTGGAACCAGCCAAGATCATCGATAACATGCCGTGTTTCTCAGGGTCGAGCGACTCCAGCGCTGTCTTGGACGCCACGTCGCGGGCCTGGTTGAGCGCGCGGTTAAGCACTGACTCGTCAATGTGTGGGTTGTTCGTAACTTGGATGACATGTTCTAGCTGCTCGTTGATCTTGATCATCGGTTCTCGTTCTATCACGCAGTCGGCGATACCGGTTGAGAAGGACGCGTGTGTCAGATAATGGTTAGTCATGCGCTGTATCTCTGTCATGAATCTGCAGGTGCGCGTATTGCCATAATGCAGCGCCATGCGGTGTATGATACCACCCTCAACACGTCCCAGAGATTTCTTACACAGCCTCCCGCTCACTATGTGGCCGTGCCGAATAGTGACAGACGGGAGCTCAATCGAAAAGGTGTCGGGGAGCAACATCGACAGTAGATCCATCCCTGACCACATCGGGGTGTCTGCAACTGTGACAGTTGCAGATGGAATCTTGCCGTCAAATGCATCGCCGAACGTAACGAATATCATGTCAAAACACATCCACTTTTCGATAAACGTGTTGGGTGAAGAGAGCTTGTAGGCCCCGAGCAGCGAGTCCTGGATGATCCCCATGCTCGGTTTGTTGTTGGCAGGAGAGAGCAAGCAGTTGGTGACGGACATCAGGCTGGAGATCTCGACGTCCGCGCGGATGCTCTGACTCGTGTGCAAATTCATCTCCTGCGAAACATGCAACGCGCGCGAGTTAGAATAGTATATAAACAATAGAAGGCGATATA